TTCTTTTAAGTCAGCACCATCAATCAACATAAAATACAACTTGGTTGTACCTTCTTCAATCTGCGGTTTAAAAATATATTCCAAATCTTCTAATATCATAGTTCAACTCCAAAATGTTTTACAATCTCATTTGAATAATCAGCAATAGAAGCCAATAAAAAGACCTGTTCTTGTTCAGAATGATTATTGATATAATGCTTTGCTAAAACATCACCTCTTTCAATAAATTCCCTAACAAGCAACTCGGCCAACTTCTGCCCACGACCTGCCATGTCAGGTGCCGCATAGCCAGCTTCAAGCATGAGTTCTTTTAATTTTTCGTTCATTTTACTTCTCCATTTCTTTTATATTACAGCTACAAGGATACAGAAAAACGCAACAGAGCCGTTAAGCATAGCACTCTTATACTTGCGATGAACAATTGAGTCTAGAGCAAATGCCAAATTGACTATGCCCAAAACTAAGTTTAATGTTGTTAATGAGTCCATGATTATGTGTGCCTTTACAAAAGAGTTACAAGTGTTACAAAGAATAGAGTGTATAAGTGCTAGCTATACACAATAGCCCTGCTACTCACTCTAATGCACACAGTATATGATCTTTAGACTATGTAGTCAAGAGCTGGAATATGCTTGATGTCCGAATCAATTAATATAACCCAGCTATGATAAGACTCTGGAATCCAAATACGTATGCCCATGCCCGCTAGTGTACTGATATGTCCAGCCCATCCATCTGCGCTTAGAGCCAGTTGAAAGAGTCTGTCTTGCGTGGCTAGTGAAGCCCTACTGTGATAACAACGTATAAGCATAGTTGAGTATTTACAAACAGGACAAATGAAGTTATAATAGTAACTTTAAACACTAACAGAAAGACACAATCATGCCCGTAAAAGCCTTAGAAGGTAGCATTACCAGTTGGAAGGATCGCCCAATTTGTCAAGTAGAAGGATGCTGTAATCCTGCTATGTACTCATATCAGTATGACGATGGTACATGGAAATGGCGAGTTAGACATGGTAAAATCATCTGCTCAGCACATCACAATAAGTCATGGCATCCCACACTAAAACATCGTAAAGATCACTGTGAAAACAGATCAGGGTTTTTGGGCTACAAGTGTACTACTACTATATTCTGGGAAGGTATGCTGGATGTAGACCACAAGAATGGGGACCCGAGCGACAATCGCCCACGTAACCTGCAGACTCTGTGCAAATGCTGTCACGCTTATAAAACACATTTGAATAAAGACTACCTAACAGAAGGGCGCAAGGCTAAAGGCTTTACCAGTAGCTATAAGTAAGACCCCGCTGTACAAGAGAGCTCTGCGATCTCTAAGGGTGTGGGCTAGTGTGAAATTTACTTTGTTATAGGGTAAAAATTTACTTTGTTATTATCGGAAGGTAAGGTGGAAATATAATGGGAAAGTAGAAAAAAAGTATTTTGGCATAGCCCCTCTCCAAAATGGTTTTGTCAATCTAAAACTGCATATTTTCCTACAGTTCGTTACTTTTATGCCACATTTTCCCTAATTTGGAGGCCAGAATCACCCCAAAATGACCCCAGAACCCCACCGTTTTCTACCGTTTCTGACCCCTTTCTACGGCCATTTCATACTTGACCAGACCCCGCCGTAGAGTGTATAATTACTATACTTAAACTATAAAGGAAAGGTGGTAGCACTATGTATAAGTTTAGACTGTGGGTCAGACTTAATCAACTACAGACTACACACGTTGTGATTCAAGCTGACAATGCTCTATATGCTCGACAGCTAGGTGAAGCACAGTATGGTGTAGGTAATGTGCTTAACTACACACAAATCAATGATTGATAACCCTAACGATATACTACACACAGACCCCGCTGTACAGGCCTTGGCCTCGGGTATGGGGGTTGACCCCGCTGTTATGCATGCATACAGTTTGAAGGAATGGACTAAGCATACTGATCGGGACATTGGGATCATACAGAGCCGGGGGCTTGGGGATCTGTTTATAGCACTTCCCATTGCGGGTTCGTACAGGGATCAAGGCTATACTGTACACTGGCCTATCTGTGAAGAGTTCTATGGCACTATGGTCATGGCCGCTCCCTGGGTACACTGGCTACCTGTTAAGACTGATCCGCAGGGCTTGTTTTTCTATGATCGGCCCATGACTGCTCTAAAGTATAATGTACTTGAAGAGAATATTGTAAACTTGTATCAGTATTTGAGCAATCGCCCACAGGACAGTGATCCAGCAATATTTCCTATCTTAAAGTTTGATCAGTACAAGTACGCTAAAGCCGGGGTGCCCTTCTTGCGTAAGTGGACTTTGGCCAATTATATTACACGTAATGCGGAGGCTGAGGCAGTATTGAAACAGCAGGTTGTGCCCAAGGGGGTGCCCTATGTTGTTACACATTTGAAAGGATCTACAGCGCAGGTCACACTAGATTTATCGGATATTGAAGCGCAGGGTGTTAGCATTGTAGAGATCCGTGAGGGTGTTACTGATAATGCTCTGGACTGGCTAGGTGTTATAGAGGCTGCAGAGGCAGTCTACATGATTGATAGTGTATACAGCAATCTAGTGGATCAGCTGGGGTTTGCTGTGGAGAAAACCTTCATACGCCGGAGCAAAATGGACTTAACGCCTGTACTAGGTGGAGACTGGCAGTACATGGCGCCGTAATAAGACGTATTCGCATCACGGGAGTGCCAGGGGTGTTGTTAAAATACAACACCTTTTTTCTTGACAATGTGTCAAAATGGGGTTATAATATACTTACACTAACACAAAAGGAGCAGATATGTTTTTTATAAATGATGCAGGTGCAGAAGTTCACAGTGAGCTTACACACGATTATAGTGCAGCTGCAGAAGCACTAATAGACGAGGGAGCTGACTGGGGCGACGTAGCAGAACAATTTACAGAGCGTTTTAAAGCTAGTATAAGCGACTTACACGACAGCGAAGAAGATGTGGGAGCTGTCATGCAGTACTTTAAAAATGGCGAGCTTGTAGCGTATTTTGACTACGAAAACTTCTGGGGTACAGTACTGTAAGCAAATGCTAACTTAGGGCACTCTTTGGGTGCCCATTTTTTATCCTGTTATTTGCGCAATATTTTGCGCATTTTACAGGCATTTGCGCAATATTTTGCGCAAGGATGTTTTCGGTTGACAAAGTGGTAAAATGGGGTTATAATACATACATGACACAGACACTTACACATCGCAAGAAACGCTCAGATCGCAATCACATTGTCTATGAGCTCGTAGTTAACGGCAAGAACTATATTGGTGTTACAGCTAAGACAGAGACTACAGTACAGAAGAGCGTGAAGGCTCGTGCCGCAAAGCATTTCTATCGTGCTAAGACAGAAGACAAGAACTGGCTCTTATGCGCCGAACTTCGTAAGCTCAACAGCAAAGATGAAATAGAGATCTTAGTGCACGCTGTGATTCGCGGCAAAGCAGAAGCACACCGAACAGAGGTTGCTATTCGTCGAGCTGTCAAGCCCACACTGAATACAGACGTACGGGGAGACTAATAACCCTAGGGGTTGACAGGGTATTGGTTTTACCGTATAATAGACACATACACTAAAAAGGAGCGACAATGTTTAAATTACTTTCTACAGCAAATCCCAAAATTCAAAAGGGAACTAAACTAGGCTATCTTTCTTTTATCTTACACCTTGCGCCTAGTACTTTAAGCGGTAAGAACACTTGCCCTAAGGCTACAGCAGGATGCGCGGCTGCATGCTTGAATACAGCAGGGCGCGGTGGCATGTTCAAGAAGGGTGAGAATACGAACGCTATTCAAAAGGCACGTATCCGCAAGACTGTACAGTACTTCTTTGCACGTGACGAGTTCCTAGCAGACTTGGAAGCAGACATCCGTAAGGGTATTAAGTTTGCAGAAAAGCAAGGGTTAACTCCTGTCTTCCGCTTAAATGGTACTAGTGACTTGAGCGTAGAGAAGTGGGGCATTATTGAGAAGTTCCCCACAGTACAGTTCTATGACTACACTAAGGTCTTAGGACGTAAGGTTGCGCATCTCCCAAACTATCATTTAACGTTTAGTGCAGCAGACGGCAACGATGCTGACGTGGCTAAGGCTATTGAGCAGGGCATGAACATCGCTATGGTGTTTGATGCGCTCCCAGACACTTACATGGGCTTAGAGGTTATTAATGCTGACGAGCACGATTTGCGCTTCTTAGACAAGAAGGGTGTGATTGCTGGGCTTAAGGCTAAGGGCAAAGCGAAGAAAGATACTACAGGCTTCGTGCGCAAGACAATTATGATGGAGGTAGCATAATGAAGTACCGAGTAATGACAGAGGTTAGCTCGTTTGAAGACGGGCGCCCTTTACTACATGAAACAGACAATATTAAAGAAGCTCGTAGGGAGTGCCGGGAATGGGCTGAATGGGACGACATCTTTGTGTGGGTAGAGGACGAGGACGGTGATATTATCTATTCAAGGGACGGGGTGTCAGCATGAAGACTAATGACATAATACAGTGGGCAGGGACTGCCTGCTTCATGGTAATGTATACCATGATGAGTCTTAACATGTATCCTTGGAACATTCTGGCAGGATTCTGCGGGGGTGCCTTGTACATGGTATGGAGTCTGCGTGTGGCAAATAAGCCACAGATGGTTACTAATGCTGTAGGAATAGCCATATGCCTTGTAGGGTTATATAAAGCATTTGGTTGACAAGGGTGCCTAAGGCCGCTATAATACACACATAGACACTAAAAAGGAGCGAACTATGTTAAACGATTTATTAGATGCTTTCGTTTTTACAGCACCCCTGTGGATCTTGTTGATCGGGATGCTAATGGCAATCATAGCCATTGACGGAATGAACTAAAGGCAGTATAATACACACATACACTAAAAAGGAGCTAAGATGATTACAGAAGCACTAGAGACAGTTACAGCAATTAGTCAGCAACTGCAGATGCCTATGCTGGAGACTTTGATGTATATCGGCGAACACACAGAAGAATTCAGTCTGCGTGAGTTGCGTGATTACTACATCGCAATGGAACAGTTCGAAAGATTGTTGGCCCCAAAGGCTTGACAGACTGGTAAAACCTTGCTATAATATACACATACACTAAACAAAAGGAGCAGACAATGAGCGGTATCTATGATGTAGTTCAAAACCCAATTCCAAAATCCGGCCTGTGGGCTACACCTGCAGACATGGATCATTTGACTCGCTTGCTTAACGAATGTGGTAGTGCCGAAGAGCAGAGAATGGCTTGGTATGGTGCTATGCTGGCGCTGAACTTGGCCCACAAGTTGGTAGAGGACGAGATACTGTCTAAAGAAGTATTCTGTAGTTAAAGATTACTGTCGCCCTGGGTCAAACGATGATAAGCTACCTTGTAGCATCCCGGGGTTGACAGTATTGGTAAAACCTGTTATACTATACACTTAAACACTAAAGGAGCAGATATGAATATATCAACACTAGAGCAGTATGTGGAGAACAAGAACAAATGGCGTGCCATTTTTAAAGAACGCCCGTTGAGCTTGCTCAACCGGGAAGATCGTCAAGCCATTGCCAATGGCATTGACAGCGACATGAGCCCAGAGAACCTTACCTGCGATGGCGAACTGCCTCGCTCAGTAGTTCAACTCAAAATGCGTAATCTTACTCGTTGTGCTGAGGAACTTCTCAGCATTGATCCTTCAGTAACCTTTTACGAAATGGGAGTTTAATATGCCTAATTGGTGCAACAACACAATAGAAATCAGCCACGAAGACCGTAGCAAGATGGAGGCTCTGGTAGCCGCTGTCAACGAGGGCAAGTTCTTTAATCATGTGATCCCAGTGCCAGAGAGTCTACACATAGTAGCAGGCCGGGTAGGTTCAGACGAAGACGAAAAGCAAAAGGATCTCGTAGCACAGGAAGAAGTCAATCGTGCCACACACGGCTATGCCAACTGGTATGACTTCTGTGTCAACCAGTGGGGAACCAAGTGGGATACCGATCCCTATGACCCGGTTGAGTTGCCTGCGGACAGTAACAAGGTTACATTTGGCTTTGACACAGCATGGGGACCGGCTACAGGTGTCTATGATGCCTTGATGGATCAGGGATTCGCAGTCCGTGCCTATTACTATGAGCCTGGCATGGCCTTCTGCGGAATACACGATGAGAACGGTGATGAGACCTATGACATCGGTGGCTATACATCAGAAACCATCAAAGATGCGATTCCTGAAGACTTAGATCAGATGTTCGCTATCTCAGAGGTTATGGCTGAATACGAAGCCGAAGAGGCAGACGAAGAATAAGGCAGTAAGACGCAAGAGGACAAGTGCGTTCTCGTAGGGCTAGCCATAGGCAGGCGTCTAAGAAATACCCTACTAAACCTGCGTGTGAATGACGGTGCCACTTGAACCATCCGTCAATGATTGCTCCGGACGGGGCTGGGGGGTAGTGTCCCTAGTAGAAGGCCCCGTCCATCCCAATATCTAGATTGTGGCTATCGCGCCACACATAATAACCCGCCATTTGCGCGGGTTTCTTTTTTATTGTATAATACACATATACACTAAAAAGGAGCTAGTATATGTTAACAGCAAAACAAGCAATTTACGCACAAACTGCAAAAGCAAAATTAATTTATGTAAAAAATAAAGACACTTACAAAGTAGTAGTTGCATTTAATGTTTACGAAACTAAAAAACAATTTAATAATGTAGTTTATAAATTTCCTGTACAAGCAAAATGCGATTATGTTAGCGGAGATATTAGTGCAGACACATTAGCACAAGATTTAATTAATGTTCTACAAACTGCTAAAAAACAACTACGCACAAATAGCATTGTATTTGTAGAGTAATTTAGTACACTATTGCGCATGCACTTGCGCAGTAGTGTTTTTTATTGTATAATACACTTACACTAAAAGGAGCAGATATGAAAACAGTTTACATTGTACAAGTACAGGGCTGGGGCGACGACGAAGACGCTATGTATAACGTAGGCGCATTTAGCACTAGAGCTAAAGCAGACGCACATATTAAGCAATTAATAGCAGACGCTGAGACAGACGGGCTTACAGATGTAGTAACAGCCATAGAACCAGTAACCGTAGACGCATAAGGGTTATTTACAACAGGGGTTGACAGATGGTAAAACCTGTGCTATACTATACACTTAAACACTAAAGGAGCGAATATGCAGACAATAAGCAAACAACTAACACAAACAAGCGTTGAAACAGACGAGGACTTTGTTACTACTACTTACACATGTGACGTGCGAGCAGACATTGCTGGCGACAGCATTTGGGACTGTGCGCTTACAGACGCAGACGATGTACGCATTAACACAATCTGCGTTACAGAGGGAGTGGCCGGTGGCGACTACGACGGCTACAGAAGCGTTAATGTATACTACACAGTAAACGGCTTTGACGACGGCGAGGCACTAGACGAGACTTGGAGACTGTACACAGACACGGGCTTTGAGGCTACTGTTAGCGAACTGCTAGGCGAGGAAGTATATTTTACAGAGCAGGGAATGCAAGAGGATGGCGTAGCGAGCATGGAGTAAACAGCGATGTGGCTTTTATGCCACATCCCCTATACAGCGTAGGGTCTTTGGTTGACACATTGGTAAATTGATGCTATACTATACACTTAAACACTAAAGGAGCAGACAAATGGGAACACGAAGCGGAATTGGTATTGAGAATCCCAATACAGGCGTTATCAAAGCAATCTATTGTCACTGGGACGGCTACTTGGAGCACAATGGCTCTATCCTCAACAAACACTATGATTCAAGCCCTAAGGTCAACAACCTTATCGCACTAGGCGACTTGTCTAGCTTGAAGCAAGAGATTGGCGCTAAACACGCATTTGGCACTATTGGCATGACGCCCGCTGAGCAGGAAGCATACGAAGTAGAGCACGGCAACTCCTGTACATTCTACGGACGCGATCGCGGCGAGACTGGTACTGAATACAAGCGTTTTGAATCGCGCAAGGACTTTGTCAACGGTATTGACGGCGAGTACTTCTACTTGTTCGTATACGACGAGGACTTGACAGCAGGCAAGTGGTTCTACAAGAAGTACAACGAGACAGCGTGGAAGCGTTTGTCGACAGCGTTGTCTAAGATTGCTGAGGAGGAACTAGCATGAAAGCCAAAGTTGAAACCACAATCGTTCAATGGATTGAAGTGCCAGAAGGCACAGATCGGCAGGATGTATTCAACTTCCTAGCTGAGAACCAAAGCTTCAGAGATGCGTTCGAAGGTGTTAGTGATGCAGAGCAGACCATGCGTATCACTGACGTTGAAGTAATTTATGAAGAAGTAATTGAACTAGGAGAAGAATCATATGAGTAAGATGAGCGAATTGAGCTACGACATCGAACAGATGTACATCGACGGTCATAGTGCCAAATCGATTGCTATGATTTTGGAAATCCCATTGTATATGGTTTCCGAACAATTGGCAGAGTGGAGTGTGGCAGATCAGCCACAGTCCGAAGATGAATTGAGTCCATTTGGTACAATCAATTCTTAACAAATGGTTGACAACCAATCCAAATGGTTGTATACTATAGATAATGGGAAATAAGTCCCAGGTTTTTAAACATTGACACACAGGAGTTTTTATGAGTACATTTAAAGTTGCCGGTACATCTAGTCTTAACGGTGTTACCAAAGTTCGTTTTGCCAATGATATGTTGCGTGTGAAAGTTCTCGAGAAGAACGGACACAAGAATGTTGATTTGGTTGAGTTCATTAGCCCTTTGTCCAAAGAGGACGCAGTTGCCAAGTTGATTGAAATGAACTTTGCTAAGGGCGATAAGGTTATCCAGGCCGCATTGGAAGCCGCACAAGAGAAGCGTAGCGAGAAGCCTGCTAAGGCATCTAAGCCAGCGGCTAAAGGTGTTATGAAGGCTAAGAAGGGTCCTACAATGGACGCTATCAAAGCAAAGGCATCTGCTCAAAAGGCAAAAGCAACTCCTAAGGTTGATTTGTCTAAGTTGGAAGACGCTCCTTTCTAAGCACAAAGAGGCCCAGTGCCTCTTTGTTAAGTCTATTAAATATCAGTAGGCTTAACAAAGAGTTCAACACAAGGAGCAGAAATGAAATATCTATTGGTAATCGCGATCGTAATCGCCCTGGTCATCCTGGGTCCGTTCGCAACTATTTGGTCATTGAACACCTTATTCCCCGTGCTCAACATCCCCTACACCTTTGATACCTGGTGTGCGGCCATTGTGCTCGCAGGCTTGTTCAAGTCCACTATCAACACAAAGAAAGACTGATCAATGAGTAAACTACAATTATTCGGCAGGCCGTATGTTGTATTCAATGCTCAGAACAAAGACCACAGGAAGTATTTTGCTGAGTTCCAATTCAAACGTTCTTGGGGTAACTGTCCAGTTCGATTCGTTATTGATGATGATAATGGTGATTTGATTACTATGATCCAACGCAAGTTGATTGATTATTACACGAACCGAGAGTTTGGCAAAATGAAAGGTAGATCTTAACCAAATTATATTGTATACTAGATGTAACTGTTAATACAGTATTACATTTAAGGAACAATAATAATGTCTACATTGATTAGAAAATTGAACAAAGATACTAAGACCTATAAGCTATTCCAAGCACTTCAAGCAGGTGAGCGCATCACAGCATCACAAGCAGAGAAGCGTTTTGGAATCAAGAACATCAGTGCTGAAGTAAGCCGTGTTCGTCAATCTGGTTTCGCTGTATATCGCAAAGAGCGTACAGCTGGCAACAACGCACATGTCGTTGAGTACGTAATGGGCACACCATCACGTGAGATCGTTGCCGCAGGTTACAAGGCATTGGCTCTAGGTCTAGTCTAAAAGATCGCTCCGAAGTCCCGGGGGTAGTGTCCCGGGCAAACCCCCGAAGCCCAGTCCGCTGTGAAGCGCCGCTGGGCTTCACCTTGTTGTATTTTTGCCACAGCCCCGGCACTCCAAAGACCCTACAGGCATCATGGGGTTGACAAATGGTAAAACCGGTTGTATAATACATGCATACACTAACAAAACAGGAGCAGATATGTATACTAAACACACAGACGAAGAATTAACCCTAAGACTACTCAAAGGCTGGTTTTGGGTCCGTAGCAACCACGGTAGCCTGTTCGATCGTGGATCAGCAGACTCGTACTATGGTCGCACACCTAATCCACACTATGGTGGTGTAGGCGGTGACTCAGGTGAGCGTGTAGCGGTTACACACCCTGATGAGCGTGCCGAATACTTGGCAGGCTATCGTTACAATGAACAGTTTGGTGACAAAAAGGATTGGAGATGAGTAGCATTAAAATTGAAGGCCTTAGCGAGCGCCAACGCAAGATCGCTGACATCATGTGGATGATGAACTCCAAGGAGTCTGTTCAAGGGTTCATCCGTAGCCTTAGCCAACCCATGCGCCAGGATGCCGAAACCGTAATGGAAATGATGATTCTAGCGGTCTGCGACGAGTGCGAAGATGTGGCAGAAGCGCAACACTACCTAAAACCCTACAGGTTGACAGGTCTTTGATTTGGCCGTATAATACATACATACACTAACAAAGTAGGAGCAACAAATGTCAGCAACATCCATAGTCATAGCAACTCTAGTAGTCATAGCAATCTTTGCTTTCAAATGCTGGTTAATCACTAAACTCTAAGGAGCGAACCTAATGAAACTACATATCACTACACAGTACATGGAGAACTATGGTGCCCACGACTGGGACGGCGAGGGTGAGTGCCCCCAGCGTTGGAAGTTCAAAGGCGGTGAGGACTATTTCTATCAGTTGGGCTCTGTTGAGCCATCCGAAGAGCACCTGGCCGAGCTGATCCAAGTGCTTCGCCCTCGCTTTGAATACGATCACGAAGGTGCCCGTAACTACATGGTGGGTTATGGTGTGGTAGCAGATGACTTCCGTACTGAGTTCGAGCAGAGCCAGTTGGACTACGAAGGTTCTATTGCCTACCCTGCTGTTGTTTTATTGCCACTCAGCGAAGTAGGGGTTGACAACTGGTAAAACCTGTGCTATACTACACAGACACTAACAAAACAGGAGCAGGAAATGGGTTACTTTACAGATTGCGATTTTGATAGTTCAGAAGACTTGTTGGACGCGGTACAGGAAGTGGTAGAGCGTCATGTACAGGGTATGCGTTCTGTACAGGCCAGCGAGTTGGGCTTGGACAGTCGTTGTGGTATGGTTTGGGTTGATGAAGATTGCGTTGTGGCTTACAAGGGCAGTCGAATTGACTACTACGGTGGCTTTGAATACATCAAAGACGATGACCGCCGCGAGATGGGTGAATATGTGTTCTACATGAGCACCAGTAGCCGTGTACAAGATTGCTTGGAGTGCCTAATGGAAAAGGACGGCCTTTGCGAAAGCGATGGACAGCCTGATGAGGCCCAAGAGTGGCATGACTTTGATCCGGAGTGCTAATATGAAAGCAATAGTTGATGGACAAGAAGTTGGAGTGGGCGACTGGGTGTCGTTCAAAGCAGACTGTGAACAGAGCGGTCGCATTGTTAGGATTCAACAGGGTAGCTTCAATCGCACTCGCCTGGTACTAGAGAATCCAAATGGCTTCCAAGGGGGCTATATCGGCGGGCAGACTGAGACCATAGAGGACGCAGATGACTGCTGGTTGGAATAACCCTAGGGGTTGACGGGTCTTTGATTTGGCATTATAATATACACTTACACACACTAAACAGGAGCGAACTATGGAAATAAAAACAATCATCAGTGCTATCCTTAGCACCCCAAACCTCACTAATGACAATCTCAACAATATCATAGACGCGGTCAAATTCCGCCGTAGCCAATTGGGTAAGGAGATCAAAAACTCAATCTGCGCAGGTGACAATGTAGAGTTCACATCTAGCAAGACAGGGCGCAGGACACGTGGTTTTGTAACCAAAGTGGCTATTAAATACGTCACAGTCAACACGGGCATGGGCTTGTGGAGAGTGCCGGCTAATATGCTTACAGTGGTTGACAAAGAGACAGTTTGAGACTATAATACATACTTACACACACTAAACAGGAGCACTAAATGATTGGATTCACTAAAGAGCAGATTATTTCTACAGTACAAGGCGCAACAGAGCAGGCTGTTGAAGCGGCCAAGGCCATGTACGCAAAGGTAGGCGAGCGTGATGCTTGTGGCTTTGGTTGGGTTGACATCTACGTAGAGCGTACCAACTCAAAAGAAGCCAAGGCGCTGATCGAAGCAGGTTTCCGTAAGAGCTACAAGGCCAAGTGCCTAACACTTTGGGATCCAGCTGGTTTGCCTACACAGAGCATTTCAGTTAAGGAAGCAGGCGCACAGGCGTTCGCAGACTTCTTCCGCAACCAGTTCCCAGAAGCTAGAATCTACGCTGGTAGCAGAATGGATTAATGGCGGTTTGGGGGAGCAGTTGACGCTCCCCTCTTTTTACTGTATAATACATACTTCAACAACACACTTAAGGAAGCAAATGGCAAAAGCATCAGCAAAGTCCACTAAGGTGGCACAGGTTCTAGAGTTTGATCAAGAAAAGATCAAGGCCAATGAAATGGCTGTAGCACAGGAAACTGATGAGCAGATCATCGATCGTTTGGCAGAGCGTTTCCAAATCCTCAACGACATGACTGTAGCAGTCAAGAAGGGCCTGGTACGTGCTATGATTATCAGTGGCCCCCCAGGCGTGGGCAAGAGCTATGGTGTGGAGCAAGTACTTGGTATGGACACGCTCTTTGATACTTTGGGCAATCGCAAGCCACGCTATGAGATCGTCAAAGGCAATATGAGTGCGCTTGGACTCTATGCTAAACTGTATGAGTACTCAGACTCAAAGAACGTCCTAATCTTTGATGACTGTGATACTATTCTGTACGATGACCTCTCCTTGAACATTCTCAAAGCGGCCCTAGACTCAGGTGACAAGCGTACCCTAAGCTGGAATACTGATAGCCGTATGCTACGCTCAGAAGGCATTCCAGATCGCTTTGAGTACAAGGGTGCCGCTATCTTTATTACCAACATCAAGTTCGATCACGTTAAGAGCAAGAACTTAAAGGCACACTTGGATGCGCTTGAGTCACGCTGTCACTATATCGACTTACAGATGGACACACCCAGAGAGAAGCTACTACGTATCAAACAGATCGTAGGCGAGGGCATGCTCCAGAAGTATGAGTTCGAAGAAAAGGACAAAGCAGAGGTGATTGACTTTGTGGATGCTAACAAGGACAAACTCAGAGAGCTGAGCCTGCGTATGGTTATCAAGTTAGCAGACTTGAAGGTCAGCTTCCCTAGTAATTGGCAGTCAATGGCTCGTACTACCTGCTTCCGCAGAACATGATCACCCGCATCGCCCTGTACTGGGCGTTGGGCTTACTGCTCAACGCTCAGGGCATAGAAGCTTGGAGTGCCACATGGTGGAGCTTCATTGGTGTGATCCTAGCCAGCGATTGGTTGGGTAGGGCAGACGGATACAATCGTGGGCTAGACGACTCACTGATCATAATCAACAGACTACAACGACAACTAAAGGACAAGCAATGACTACATGTCAATGGATAGGCGCACATGGCTACCAGCCCACATGCTGTAAGCCTGTAGCGGCTAAGGGTGTTAGCTACTGTGCTGAGCACTATGCTATCGTATACGCTAAGGGCACAGCCTTGGGCAAGCGTAAGAAGGACGCTAGGGTAGCCAACGCCGTGCGTCAGATGGAGTCAGACATGAACGCCGCGATCGAAGAGCTGATCAACGAAGGCTTTGACCCCTACACTGACCAATTAGAGTTGGCCGATGATCCAAGCATGCTTTAAGCATTGTTAAGCATGCTTAGGCCGGCCGGTGGGGTACCAGGGGGTGGCCAGGTGGTCCTACACAACTGTTGTATTTTTACAACAGCGGGCATGCCAAAAGTTCTCTCAAAAAGTTCTCCCAAAAAGTCCCCGTAAAAAAGTCGGTGTTAGAGTAAAACCCCTCAGATCTAGATCGACTCCCCTATTTTATATTTTGCACCATTTTTTCTTGGGCTATATAGACCGGGTGGGCTAGGAACTTTCTCTACTGTATGTTATACTCTACACACTATGGAATACTCACAATACGCTATCCTAACCCAACATCCTGCTTACGTTACAGTTATTGAGTGGGCACGTAAGCATGAACTCAAAGTATTCATACACCTTAATCGCACCCGTTTTTTCATTCCAGATCAGGGTGTTCTACACACTGAGTTCATGCTACGCTACAGTGAGTACTGTATAGAAGTGGTAAAGGGGGAAAATCTAGTGACCGGTCGGGTAGAAAATTGAATTCTAAAAATTTTTTTTGTAAAAATTTTAGGGCTCTGCAAAGAGACCTGAGCTGTGTATGCTTAGTATATAGTTCGTCCCCGGCCCGGAACTGTAGGCGTACTTTGGTGCCTACACACTATAAATATTAGACTATGCTTAAGAACCCACCTCAACCACAACCCAAACCACCAGGACGTTAATCCTGTGTATATAGTCATTGATAAGCTGAACCTTATCTACTGGATGGAAGGGTTTGTCCTAGTGGGTGCTTTAATCATGGCTCTAATCTTTTATTGGACAGATCGCAATGGCTGAAACACTATACGTACCCAGAGGGCTTAAGAAACCTGTCATGCCCGGACATGCTCCTACACCCAATCAACCAGCTGGCGTAGTTCGAGCTCGTACTGTTGTACCCCCAAGGGTCACTGTTAAACAACCTAAATAACTATTATCTAGGGTTTTAACGTGTTTGAAAATTTGTTTCAACGCTATCGCGCTTCGCGCTCTTAGCAGGGTTCCGGTCTCACGCAAGCGGGCGCAGAAGGAGTAGGTAATAATTCTCTTAGTATTTGGTACTGGTACTGGTTGAAACTGTGATTACAAACCCGTGTTGTTCACAGTAATTTTTACGATCGACAGCCGCGGGGTATTGTTTCAATGCCGTGCGAAATGCTTCTAGATTTTCCAGGGTATCAAAATAATAACTTCTCGCCCAAGATTCGCCAATATCTGTAACACCAAGAGGTGTGTTCTCTTGGTGTAGATATCCTAGCTGACTTGCGGTCCAATTATAACGTTCTTGTTCTTGGGAATCAAACCCATGCTCGACTACATTATTATACCAAGTGCTGGTATTACCTGTAGGTCTTGTTGTAGTAACTGTTAATTCAAATGACATGATCTTACTTCCCGCAAACTAGTATTTATTAGACCAAATGCTGTATCAGCACCATACAGCTTAACCACAACCACATGGTGTTAAAGCCCACTAGTGTTGGTAACAGTTTCTTATTGCTGGCCCAGATCAAGGTAGCTGACGTTAATAAAGTAAGCCAGTATAACTGCCAGATGTCTATGTGGAAGATTAGTCCCGGGATGATGATAATGGCCTTGGCCAACCAGGATACAAACTCCACTATATTATAGTTGGTCCAGTATTCTTTCGTGAACCACATGCCATAGCATTCACGTATTTTAGCGAATGTTATGTGATTGTACAAGACTGCTATTAGGGCGAACCAAACGGTTGTTGCCCATATTACTTGTTCATTTGTCATAATTTTATCCATATCTCATAGTAAGGGTCATAACGATAGCCTTCTGGGGGATCTAGCGGATCATACAACTCCGGGTGTGTCATGGGGGTAGGCGACTTTTTATAGAGATAATTGTAGTTTTCACTAATACAAGCTCGTAACAGTTCATTGGCATATTCGTCAGCCCACTTGCCTTCATAAAGGCCGTCAAACTCTGCAGTGCTAAACATTCGCTTTAGGTACCCAAACATACTAAATCCTAGATCTAAGGTTATTAAATACATAGTTATAACAACAGTTGGACAGCAACTCCAGATCTGACTAAATACGCTATTAGAATCATAACTGAGGAAAGAGTCACGTGTCATTTACTACAACCAGTCAAATTAATCCGGGCAGTATCATTACAACATTCCCTGTGGCGGGACAAGACAATTCCAGCCAAGGTTTCCGCGATAATTACGTACAGATTGTAGCCGCCCTAACTACAGCTACAGCGGAATTAACCAGCTTACTACAAACACAAATTAAGTTCGGTACCACAACTACTGATCTAGGTGGTGCCGAATTAAATGACGTACAGCTTAATCAGGTCAGCGATCGTTATGTTTACGTTACCGGACTTAGCACATCCAGCTACAATACAGCAACTTATACAGTAAGTCTAGATTGGACGCAGGGTCGTGTTTACCGTGTGGCACAGTCAGCATTTTATCCACAGGGTACTGGTACAGTTTTAGCCAAACTGGTAGGATTTACAGATACGCCAGATTCGGAGTCTAACAATCGTTTTACTTCAATTCGTGCTTACTTTGATATCGCTTCAACAGAAAACACAGTTGAATGGGTAGATCAGCAGTATATTCTCAACTGGTCACGATTACCAAATACTACGGGCACCAACAAGATGACCTTTAGTACTACGGGTACTATTGGTTTTGAAGTTGTTAGTTTTGGTGATGGCACATACGAAATACAAGAATTAAATGCCACAGGTTCCGGTGGCGGTGGCGGCGGTACCAGCAACTTTGGTGACCTACAGCACGTACCACTAGCAGGCGGGGGAGAATGGAACTCTTCTCTAAATCCGCTACCAGGGTTAATGGCCATTGGCTTTGGTCTAGAAGTTAATACTGGTACAGGTGTTGTTAGTGTTAATACAACTACTATCCTATCAGTTTCCAGCAATAACATGGGCGACTTTATGGCCAACGGCAACATTATGTCCGGCCAGCCCAACGAAACAATCGTATTTGAAAGTCTAGGCAGCGGTGACGTATATGTTTACAACACAGATACAGGTCGCGCCTTATTAGGTGTGGATACTGCGGGCTTTATCAGTAGCGGAACTAACCTACACATGTACAGCCAAACTGGCCAGATATTTGTAGACAGCCCATTAACGTTCCGAGACGGCTCACAGCAATCTACAGCCTATTTAGGTATTGCTACCGACACTACACCGGGCGGTGTTATTGTTGGTAATGGTATTACATTTAATACATCTACGGGTGAAATCAGTATTCCTGCGTTTGACGTGGCAGTTGGTGCTACTGGAGCAACTGGTCCTGCTATTCCTGGTCCACAAGGTCCACAAGGAGCAACGGGTGTTGGGGCAACAGGCGCCACTGGAGCAGATGGAGCTACCGGCCCAAACGGCCCACAAGGACCTATAGGAGCAACAGGTGTTCAAGGATCTGCTGGTAATATTGGTGCCACGGGTTCTACTGGCCCAGTCGGTGCTACAGGTGTAAACGGAACATTAGGTACAACTGGATCAACTGGTGCTACAGGCCCTGCGGGAACTACAGGTGCCACTGGGCCAACTGGAGCCACGGGAACTCCAGGTACTCCAGGCGGCCCTCCAGGTGCTACTGGCGCAACTGGTAGTCAGGGTGCTACAGGCCCTGCGGGAGCTACAGGACAAGGCGCAACTGGTGCTACAGGTGCTACGGGTGTTCAGGGAGCTACAGGCCCACAAGGTGCTACTGGAGCAGGTGCTACGGGTGCCATTGGAGGCACAGGTGCTACAGGAGCAGACGGTGCTACTGGCCCAAGTGGTGCTACTGGTGTACAAGGTGCTACTGGCCCAACAGGATTTACAGGTAACGTAGGTTCTACTGGCGCAACAGGCTTACGCGGTGCTACAGGTGCTGGTGCTACAGGTGTACAAGGTGCTACTGGTCCAACTGGTGCTACTGGCCCTATCGGACCATCGGGTGCTACTGGTGCTGGTGCTACAGGTGTAGGAACTACTGGTGCTACTGGTGCTACTGGTCCAGCGGGTGCTACAGGCGCAGGCGCAACTGGTGCTACAGGCCCTACTGGCGCAAGCGGATTAAACGGAGCAACTGGCCCACAAGGATCGACAGGTGCTGGTGCTACAGGTGCTAGTGGAGCAACTGGTTCCACTGGCCCGATTGGATCAACCGGTGCTACAGGTAGTGTTGGTGCTACTGGAGCAGGTGCTACAGGTGCTAGCGGTCCAGGCGGAGCG